TCGCTTGCGCTACTGGCAATGTTTGAGCTGTTCCTGCCTACCGTGAAGCTACTGGTAGCAGCAGCACCAGTCCCGTCCTTGATAACAACGACATCTCCGGCAGAAGGGCCGGAAGGGAGCGTGATGGTAACGCTTGCTGCTGTGACCACGACATAGTCTCTGTTAGTCGCTGTATAGTTACCACTCTTCATCAGTGGCGTTATTGCGCCAGAGCCACCGTTTGCAAAAGGCAGAACTCCCGTCACGTTAGAAGTAAGGTTGCAGTATTGAGTTGCTGTGCTTCCAGTGCCGCCATTGGCGGTAGGGAGAGTGCCAGTAACATTACTTGCTAAGTTACAATATGCAGTCGCTGTGGAGCCTGTACCGCCACTTCCAGTAGCAAGAGTGCCTGCTAGAGTGATTGTTCCAGAAGCGGTTATAGGGCCACCAGAAGCCGACAGACCTGTGCTCCCTCCTGACAACTGAACAGAAGTTACCGTACCGCCGCCAACTTCAGTGAAGTTCGCGTCAAATACAGCAGCACCTGCACCAGCGCCATCTGAATACACATACTTCTTGGCTCCCGTAGCAATTGTTACCGTAGCCCCAGAACCTTGCTTAATGATAATGCTCTGACTGCCAGAGGTGGCGTTCTCAATCATCCAGACCTTGGATATAGTATTCGGGCCAAGCGTAATTGTTCTCGTAGTAGAAAGAGAGCCAGCAGAAGTTATCTTCAGATACAGAGAGCGAGTGCCGTCAGCGGAGCCATCCGGCATAGTGAATGTCGTGTCTGCATCCGAAGCCATCTGTTTCGTGCCAGAACTCAGAGCATCTGCTACCAGTGACAAGTTAGTATTAGTGGATGTACCCCAAGTACCCGACTCATCGCCTGTGGCTATTTCTTTCAGCCTTAAATCATTTACATAAGTTGCCATTTATTTACCTCAATCAGGGTATATCCACCCAATTCGGAGTTTGTGAAGGAAGCAGATTAATCCAGTTAGGATTCTGTGATGGATCAACATCTTGCCAGATAAGAACTCTTCCTACCTGACCAGTGACCTGTATGCCGTTTACACTTATAGAGCTTCCGGCAGCAGGGACTACTGAGCCAACAGCAGACGTAGAGCTTACGCCTGTAAGATTTATTTCTAAGACTAACTCAACGCTAACCGTGCCAAGCGTAGAGGTTGCCTGCAACCCTGTTGGTGAGATGTTAGCAGGAGCAACAACACTAAAACCAGAGCCTAAGACAGATGTCGCTGCTACACCAGTAGGATAAACACCTGTGGTTTGCTGTACTCCAGCAGTGCCAACACTACCTGTTGCGGTCACTCCTGTTGCAGATGCTTGTGCGTTGTGATGAACGACAACGCTTCCAACAGATGCCGTAGCTACTACACTGCTTACTGCTACTTGGCCCGGAGCTAATACCTGAGCTGTGCCAACAACGCCTGTAGCTGCAAGACCTGTCAGGTTTACTGTAGCTCCAGCAATAATTCCCGCTGATACGCTTCCTACCTGACCTGTTGCTTCTAGGCCAAGTGATCGGCCCCAAGCGCCGTCACCCCACGCTCCTCGGCCCCAGCCGCCTATAACTACAATTTGGGTTGTGTCTTCACCCCAGCTACCGTCACCCCAAGCAGCACGACCCCAACCCACGCCGGACATTTTAGGCTATCCTAATCAGCGCATTGTTTTGATCAGCAGTTGGCATGACTATTTTGAAATCGCCAGCAGTAGAAGTTTTGTCACCGCCGAAGTCTAATACAACGACACTAGGATCACCTGATGCACTGTCGTTATAAATCAACGCGCCTCTTGCTGTGATCGTTGCTGTACCAAATGTCAGGTCAGCAAAGTCAGTAAACGCTGTAGTGCTGCCAGTGGTAGGAGTTACGTTAGTTAAAGCCCCGCCACCCGCGCTATACCCTGTTCCAGATATTTCGTTAGATGTAGTATACGCCGTGGTAGAAGCATTAAAGGAGGCGCTGTTGGTATACAGAGCCAGCTTAAATGTATTGCCTGAGCTGTTAGTAAAATTATGCGTAGCAGTCATCAATTCCTTCTTGAAGCTGGTACACATGTAATTGCCTGAAAAAGCCATTAAAGCCTCCTTATCTGTTCAGCCAAAGAACTTTCTCCGGCATTAAGTAGTACGTTATATATAGTCGTTCTCTCGCTTTGTGCTGCTTGCTTCATATAATGCAGAACAATCTGCTCTATGCCGCTCCTAAACGCCTCTGCTTGCTGGCGTAGAACAGGATCAGCAGTGGCAGATATAGATATAATTCTGTTGGCGCAGTCTACAGCCACCTCTTCTGGGGTAAAACCACGATGACTCGTAGTCTGGACGCCTACCTGACCAACCTCTGACTGTATGTCTACCGTAAACACTAGACTCTAAGGCTCCTAATAGCCCCAGACCGGAAACTGTCAGTGGTATCGTAACCTTCACCAAGAGACTTCAGCCTCAAAGACGCATCTTCATACTTGGACAAATAAAACTCCATCTGCGGCCCATCCCCTTTGAGGAACGTATATCCCTCGACCAGACAGCTATAAAGCAATGCGTTCTCTGCATTAGAACCCAGCCAGCTCGTACCGCTAGATGCGGTAGTAATTGACTCAGGCTCATACATATAGTGAAGCTCTACTGGGAAATTAGCATTAGGGGTTGGCCCAACTATAAAGCGAGTATCGTCAAATATACTGTAGTACTTGGGGACTCCCTCAGTGGCCTCCACGGGATATGCCTCACGCATAAAGTTTACGTCTTTAAAAACCAGAAACTCTGAACCAACATTAGTAATAGCCAGAGAGTATGATGCCAGAAAATTATCTGGCATCGTAAGGTAAGCGTTACCTTGGGTTAAAGTTCCTGTTTGATTTCTGCGAAGATCGGGTAGCTGTACGCTTCGCAATATCCTCTGTTCTGCCTGAGTGATAATAAGAGGCAGGTTATTCACGAAGGTAGTCTCAGTAGACTCAAGATAATCTTGTATCGCTGTCTTCAGTGTAGTGAACGTAAATGCCATTATCGGAATCTCTTTGTTTTCTTAGCAACCCTCTTGGGCTGTGACGAGAACTGCTTGCCAGCCTTGGTATCTTTTCGTTTTTTTCTGGTTGTGGCTGCGTATTCTTTTGAGCTGAGTGACTTAATAGCCTTCTCAGGCAGATATCTTTCACCAGTCTTTGCGCTTGGCTTGCCGGACTTAGTTCTCCACTTTTGTTTAGACCAGTCCTTTAAAGACTTCTGTGATTTTTTAAGCGTCATGACTTGTAGCCACCGCCTTTATCTTTGTATTGTTTAGCCAGCATTTGAGCTTTTCTGGCCGACCATTGTCCCGGCTTGCCGCCACTTGACCCAGCCTTGATGCGATTGAATAGATTTTTCCGCATAGTGGGCTTGGTATAATTTCCAGCCTCGTTAACACGAGACTTGGTCTTTCCACCACTGTTCAGTGTTGTTGGTTTTTTCTTTGCTGTTTTTTTCTTGGTTACTTTACGAACGACCATAATCAACTAGGCGTGTTAGCCTGTCCCCCCATGCCCGAATGATTTGTACAGTAGTAATAAAGAGTAGGCGCACCAGAGGCAATAGTTATTTGCGTGTAAGCGCCAGCATCTCCTGCAACGCCATTAACGACCACGCCCGTAGTATACTCGCTACCACCCCCGTGGGTTCCGTCACTTGTCGTAGAAAATCTAAGCGGATGGCTTCCGTTTGTCCCGCTAGACTGATCAAACCTGTAGGTGTTGCCCTCAGTGAGACTCATCGTTGCTTGCTGAACGCCATCTATGTAGTACTTATTTCCACTTCCGGGGTTGGAAACAGTGACCGCAAAAGTATCAGAGATAGGTGTAACAGAACCGATAGCAGATGTAGAGCTAACTCCAGTAACAGATACGTTAACGTCAACCTCTCCTGTTTCGACACTGATATTTCCTATGTTAGTTGTACCCACAACACCAGTTAAATTCGCCGTAGAATCTGGCTGTATAATCTGGATTTCTACTCGCCCCACATGTCCTGACATGTCAAGACCAACAGTGCGGCTACCCATTGCCGTATTACCACCGCCGACAGGGTCAAATGCTGACAGCTCTCGGCTTTGGTCGTACCCACCGTCTGGCCTTGGATCGCGCAGAGCTTGCGGGTCAGACATATTTATCATGCCCAGACGCCACTGGGGATTGTCCACATCAACAACGTCACGACCTACCAGCATACCGTTAGGTCTACCAGCTTCAATCTGGGGCACTAAGTCTCTTAGCTTATACCTAAATCCTGTTCTGTCGCAGAATCCGAAAGCATGTTTTCCACTAGCATAGCTGCTCATAAGTACTGATAGCCGCCCGGAACAACGTATAGGGCCGCTTTTTCTCTCGCAGAATCAGCAGCCATGTTCCATTGTTCTTCGTAATTTTCTTTCAGAAAAGGAAGTCGCGGTGCTGCCTCCTGTCTCTTCATGGCAATGTTATATGCCAGACCAGCAGTCAAACACGGCAAGAACCTAGCAGGAACGTCCATATTTAATGTCGCAGGCGACCCTACGTCTTCAATACGCTCCATGTAATAATAGTTGAAGGTATATACCTGAGCAGCATCTGGAACAGGCCAGACAACAACTGTAATTCCAGAGGGAGACCTTTCAATGTAATACTGAATAGGCCGACCTTGTAATAACTTGTTAGTTTGGTGAGAGTACTGAGATACAGATATCCTCTGCATTGTCAGGTCTGTCTGCTTGGTGATATCACCTGCGTCAGTTCGCAGAACACCCTCTATTACGTCTAACTTGTCAGAAGTAAGGGGGTACGAACCAGTACCAGCAACCAAGGTCTCACTGGCATTTTTTACCGTCCACAGATTTAAGCCACGGTTCTGCCAGTCCAGCATGAGAAGGTTTAGGCTTCTTCGTGCCGTCCTGTAATCAAATCCAGATCGCAATTCCAGACCGCAGCGCTCATAGGCTTCTTCCATGATATCGCCAAGATCAAGATTAAATGTGGTGGTTCCGCTTGTTGCCATTAGACAATTCTGCCTTTAGTGAATCCTTGAACAACCTTGCCGTCACCCACTCTGCCGCCTGTAAACATTTTCTTGTTTACGCCAGCCTCGCTGAGAGCAATAGCCATCGCTTGGTTCTTGTTGGTTACCTTGTCCCCAGAACTTGACTTCAGCTTACCGTCAGCAAATTCCTTCATAACAACGCCAACTTTATCTTGCTTCTTCATAATATCACCATGCCTTACATGACCAATATCTTGCTGTGAATTTGTCTTTAGCAGTATCACAGTTGTGCCTAGCTCGGAAGTTCTTTCTCCTTCCCGGCTGGTCTTTTTTAATCGTCATATTAGGATCGCCAAATCGGACAATCTTTATTTGATCGCCCTTCTTCGCCAACACGGCAGACTTTTTGTTAGCATTAGGTGTTCTCTTAGGCTTGTTGTAGCCAGAGAATGTTTCGCCGCGATACTTTATTTTGCCGCCGGGAGTTCTTTTAACATCTTTTGTTGTAGCCATGTTAAGTGTCCTTGTGAACTCTTACGCCTTGAACAGCTTTTCCAGCTCCCCTTACTCTCCCTCCCTTAAACTTATTAATCGTCCTATTCATGCTTTTAGGAACAACATTTAAGTTGGATGAAGAGTTATTGTTAGGATTACCATCGCGGTGGTGAACGTCCATTCCGTCACCTTTCTTAACCTTGCCGTTAGAAAGCATTTTGTTTCTAGCGGCATTTCTGGCAGCACGATTCTTTTTCTGCTCTGGACGTGAATGGTAATTATCGTATTCAGAACGATAATTCCTAGTCATCAAACTGGGCCTCATACGCCTTATTCACAAGAACGTCTTTTTTCTCGCGCTTATCAAGTTCAACGCCAAAATCACGAGCAAAGTCCTCAAGCTGTGATTTATTCATTTTACTCAGCTCAGACAAAGACGTTTCATTTACGACTTCAAACTCTGACTTTGAGCTTTGTTTTTTAGACATTCCCTTGAGCTTTAATTTTGCTTCGGACTCAGACATGAGGTCAAACACCTCAACGTCATAACCGCCTTCAGAATTTTTCGTTCCGATTTGATAAACAGGGTCTCCGTTACTTAGGTTTCCGTTTTGGAATACTTCTAATTTAGCCATCGTAAAACCCTCAAGCAGTAACGTATGACTTAGTCAAAGTCAGCATAAGAAAATAAGTATCGTTATTACTAGCACCGCTAGTCGTGACAAGAATGTCGCCAGTCTTGCCACTGCCTGCGTTATTCGGAATGCCAGTCGGACCGAAGTCTAACTGATCAGAAAAGTCCTGCAAAAGATTCAGTAAAGGCATGTTTGTAGTCGCATCGTAGAACAACTCTACGCCCATACCAACGCAAGAATAAAT